GCTGAAATGTTTTTTGAAGATGTGTTAATGGCTTGTGTTTTTTATGGCATGCCACTACTTGCTGAGAACAANAANCCAAGACTACTATACTATTTTAAGCGTAGAGGTTATAGAGCATTNAGTATGAANAGACCTGATAAAGTTTGGAACAAATTNTCGGTAGCAGAGCGCGAAGTGGGAGGTATCCCTAACTCGAGTGAGGATATAAAACAAGCCCACGCTGCTGCTATTGANATGTATATAAANGATCACGTAGGTATTGATAAAGAAGGTAACTACGGTAATNTTTATTTTAACGCAACCCTTAATGATTGGGCTAAGTTTGATATTAATAAAAGAACTAAGTTTGATGCTTCTATAAGCTCTGGCTTAGCGATAATGGCTTGCAACAGACACTTGTATACGCCTGTGGCAAAAAAAGAAAAGAAAAAATTAAATATACATATTGCTAAGTATGACAACAAAGGCAATACGTCAAGAATAATTAAAGTATAAATATGGCCGGTAATAGAGGTATAAAAAGCAGGTTTCCAAGTCAAGCGGTTAGTGATTTAGAAAAAATAAGCTACGAATATGGTCTAAAAATAGCTAAAGCTATAGAGCACGAATGGTTTAGCAATGACCAACAAATCGGAGTTAATAGATATAAAAACACACAAGCAAACTTCCACAGGTTAAGATTATACGCTAGAGGAGAACAGCCTATTCAAAAATACAAAGATGAGTTATCTATAGATGGTGATTTATCTTATTTAAATTTAGACTGGAAGCCAGTTCCTATTATACCTAAGTTTGTAGATATTGTGGTTAATGGGCTTGCTCAAAGAACTTATGATGTAAAAGCTTACGCACAAGATCCATACGGAGTTTCTAAAAGAACAGAGTACATGGAGTCTATATTGTCAGATTTAAGATCAAAACAGCTAAACGAATATATAGAAAAAAGCTTTGGTATAGACGCTTATAAGAACGACAGAGATCAACTACCAGACAGCGTTGAAGAGTTTGAGCTTCACATGCAGCTTAACTACAAGCAAGCAGCTGAGATAGCTGAAGAGCAAGCGTTGAACGTTTTAATGGAAGGTAGTAACTACGAGCTTATAAAAAGAAGATTTTATCAAGATATAACTGAAATAGGTATAGGAGCAGTTAAAACATCTTTTAATGCTTCTGAAGGCGTTGTTGTTGACTATGTTAATCCTGCTAATTTAGTATACTCTCACACTGAGTCTCCATATTTCGATGACATTTATTACGTAGGGGAAGTTAAAAATATACCTATCAACGAGCTTGTAAAACAATTTCCAAGCTTAACAGAGCAAGATTTAGAAAAAATATCTAATCAAAATTATAATTACAAACAAACTTACTCTGTTTCAGGTGGAGATCAAGATTCAAATGTAGTGTCTGTTTTATACTTTAACTATAAAACTTACATGAACGAAGTTTACAAAGTAAAAGAAACTGGCACAGGCGGTAATAGAGCTATAGCTAAAGATGATACTTTTAATCCACCAGAAGATAAGCAAGGAAGTTTTATGAGACTACAGAGATCTGTAGAAACACTTTATGATGGCGCTTTAATTTTAGGTACAGATAAGCTTTTACGATGGGAAATGTGTAAGAACATGATGCGCCCAAAAAGCGACTACACTAAAGTTAAGATGAACTACGCTATAGTAGCTCCTAAAATGTACGACGGTAGAATAGAAAGTCTTGTTAGTCGTATTACAGGATTTGCAGACATGATACAACTTACACACTTAAAGTTGCAGCAAGTTATGGCTAGGATGGTTCCAGACGGCGTGTATCTAGATGCTGATGGTTTAGCTGAAGTTGATCTTGGTAACGGAACAAATTACAATCCTCAAGAAGCTTTAAACATGTTCTTCCAAACAGGTTCTATCATTGGTAGGTCTATGAACGAGCTTGGCGAAGGTAATCCTGGAAGAGTACCTATCCAAGAAATAGCTAGCGGTAACGGTGGTGCTAAAATGCAAAGCTTAATACAAACTTACAACTACTATCTACAGATGATACGTGATGTCACCGGGCTTAATGAAGCTAGAGATGGTAGTACTCCAGATAAAAACGCTTTAGTAGGTATTCAAAAATTAGCCGCTGCAAACAGTAACACAGCTACTAGGCATATACTAAACGCTGGCTTATATTTAACTGCTCAAACAGCTGAGCTGTTGTCATTAAGAATATCAGATATATTAGAGTACTCTCCAACAAGAGAGGCTTTTATAAATTCTATAGGCTCTCATAGTACCGCTGTTTTGGAAGAGTTAAAAGATTTACACTTATACGATTTTGGTATATTTATAGATCTTATGCCAGATGAAGAAGAAAAAGCTAAATTAGAAAACAATATACAAGTTGCATTGCAAGCAAACCTTATAGAGCTGTCAGACGCTATTGATCTTAGAGAAATAAAAAACATAAAGCTAGCTAATCAAATGCTTAAGCTTCGTAGAAATAAAAAGCTACAAAGAGATCAAATGATGCANCAGCAAAACATACAAGCGCAAGCTAATGCTAACGCACAGTCTCAACAAGTTGCTGCTCAAGCTGAAGTTCAAAAAAATCAAGCGATAACAATGCAGAAAGCTCAATTAGCTCAAGCTCAAGTTGAAATAGATATGCAGAAGATGCAAGCTGAAGCAGAGCTTAAAAAACAGCTTATGGCTTTAGAGTTTCAATACAACATGCAATTGAAAGGCATGGAAGTTGAAGGTTTAAAATCTAGAGAAAAAGAAAAAGAAGATCGTAAAGATGAGAGAACTAAAATACAAGCTTCACAGCAAAGCGAGCTTATAGAGCAAAGAAAAACAGGTGGCGCACCTAAAAAGTTTGAGTCTGCCGGTAATGATATACTCGGAGGTGGATTTAACTTAGGTAGCTTTGAGCCTAAGTAAAACATTTAATTTTTTATATTTTATATTATGGAACAAGAATTAGAAAATGTTGAAGAAACTCAACAAGTTGAACAAACAACTCAAAAAGTTGATGAAAGTAAATTTGAATCTGCAGGTAACGATAATGTTATAAAAGTAGATTTAAGTAAACCAATAACACAAGAAGAAGATGCCGTTACAGAGCAAAGCACAGATGAGATACCTGTTCGCGACGAATCCGAAACTAGCGAAGAAGTACGTGAAGAAAACGTCGAAGCAGCAGTTGAAGAAGTTACCGGAGAAGAAGGGGTTCAAGATGATCAACCCACTCTTGAAGAAGTAACAGAAGAAGTAGAAGAGCTTGAGGAAAAAGTTGAAGAAGCTATAGTAGAAGCTCAAGCTACTGGAAAACCTTTACCTGAGAATATTCAAAAGTTAGTAGACTTTGTAGAAGACACAGGTGGAAGCTTAGAAGATTACGTGATGCTAAACCAAGATTATAACAATATGGATAATCTAACTGCATTGCAAGAATATTATAAATTAACAAAACCTCATCTTGACGCAGAAGAAAGATCATTTCTAATGGAAGAAAACTTTTCTTTTGACGAAGAGCTAGATGATGAAAAAGATGTTAGAAGAAAGAAAATAGCCTTAAAAGAGCAAGTTGCCGAGGCTAAAGCCTACTTAGACGGGCAAAAGTCTAAATATTACGAAGAAATTAAAGCTGGAAGCAAGCTCACTGAAGAGCAGCAAAAAGCAATTAATTTTTTCAATCGCTATAACAAAGAGTCTGAAGAGACTCAAGCGAAAGCAAAAGCAGCCAAGTCTGTATTTGACAAAAAAACTGAAAACTTATTCAACGATAAATTCAAAGGTTTTGAATACGAAGTCGGTGATAAGAAGTATAGGTTTAATGTCAACAATGCTGACAAAGTAAAGCAAACCCAAAGCGACATCAACAACTTCATAGGAAAGTTTCTAAACGAAGATGGTACGATAAACAACGCTAAGGATTATCACAAATCACTTTACACAGCTATGAACGCGGATGCTGTTGCAAAACACTTTTACGAGCAAGGCAAAGCTGACGCTTTAAAAGATAGCGTTGCTAAAGCTAAGAACGTAGACATGACGCCAAATCAAACTCATAGCAGTATTGATGTTGGTGGTGTTAAAGTTAAAGTTTTAGGGAATAACTCTAACGACTTTAAGTTTAAAATTAAAAGAAAATAATTTATTTAACGCTAAAATTTATTTATTATGGCAATTTCAAACCCTGGTGGTTTGTTAAACAGTACGCCTGGATCAATCCAGCAAGCTACTGCTTCAAACTACCTAGATTTAGCGTCTACAGCAAACCAAGGCTGGGCGCAACAATATGTTCCAGATTTAATGGAGCAAGAAGCTGAGGTTTTTGGACCTCGCACAATTTCTGGTTTTTTATCTCAAGTAGGAGCTGAAGAATCAATGACTGCTGATCAAGTTGTTTGGTCTGAGCAAGGTCGTCTTCACTTATCGTACACTGCTACGATGACTGATAACAATGGTAACATCAATGGTTCACTAAACGGCGGTAAGATTACTATCACTGACCATATTGATACTGGTGCTACTTATACTTCAGGTACTCACGGTATCCGTGTTAACGACACTGTTATTATTTCTAATCCTGAGTCTGTTATTAAAGCTTTAGTTACTGAAGTTGATGGTAACGTAGTTGAGGTTGCGCCTTATGGTGTGGCTGACTGTTCTGCTATTACAGATGCTAAAACTGACTTAGTTGTTTTAGTTTACGGTTCTGAGTTTGCAAAAGGTACTACTTACAACTCTGCTGCTGCTGCTGCGACTGAAAGAAGAGGTTCTAATGAGCCAAGCTTTAAGTCTTACAACAACAAGCCGATTATCTTAAAAGACTACTACGAAGTATCAGGATCTGATGCGTCTCGTATTGGTTGGGTAGAGATCGCTTCTGAAGGCGGTGCTTCTGGTTACTTATGGTATCTAAAAGCTGAGTCTGATACTAGAGCTCGTTTCGCTGACTACATTGAAATGGCAATGTTAGAAGGTGAGCTTGGTGTTCATGGTACAGATGCTGTAGATAACTTCTTAGGTTCTGCTGGTGATGCAGTTGGTACGCAAGGTTTATTTGCTGCTATTGAGTCTAGAGGTAATGTTACTACTGGTGTTACTGGTGTTAACGCTGCTACTGACTTAGCTGAGTTTGATGCTATTTTAGCAGAGTTTGACAAGCAAGGTGCTATTGAAGAAAACATGATGTTCGTTAACCGTGCAACTAGCTTGGCTATCGATGATATGTTAGCTTCTATGAACTCTTACGGTGCTGGTGGTACTTCTTACGGAGTATTTGAAAATGACGAAGATATGGCGTTGAACCTAGGTTTCTCTGGATTCCGTAGAGGTTCTTACGATTTCTACAAGTCTGACTTCCGTTACCTAAACGACAAAGCTACTCGTGGTGGAATTAACGATGCTGCTGGAGCTAACGCTATTCGCGGTGTATTTATTCCTGCTGGTGTATCTACAGTTTATGACCAAATGTTAGGAAAGAACATGAAGCGTCCGTTTTTACACGTACGTTTCCGCGCTTCTCAAACTGATGATCGTAGAATGAAGTCTTGGGTTACTGGTTCTGTTGGAGCTGCTACATCTGCTTTAGATGCAATGTCTATTCACATGCTATCTGAAAGATGTTTAGTTACACAAGGTGCTAACAACTTCATGTTAATGAAGTAAGCAATATTATTAGGTCGAGGGCTTCGGTCCTCGATCTTTTTTTTTTATTTTTTATTATATTATATTATGGCAAAAAAACAAACAGCTAAAAAAGTTGAGGTAGCTCCTCAAGTTGAAGAAATGGTGATCGAAGCACCAGTGGTTGAAGCACCTAAAGTAGAGGCTAAACCAAAAAAACAAGACTGGGAAATAAAAGATAGAGTTTACTATTTAAAAAGTAATAAAAAACCTTTATCTTATATGCTAAAAAGTTCAAATGTATATTATTTTGATGAAGAAAAAGGATATGAAAGAGAGCTTAAGTATTGTGAGAACCAAAGAACTTGCTTCGTAGATGAAATGAAAGGAGATCACAGATTATCTCATGTAATATTTAGAGACGGAGTTTTGTTTGTTGAAAGAACAAAAACAGTTTTACAAAAGTTTTTATCTTTGTATCATCCGCATAAAGATAATATATTTTACGAATACAAGCCAGTAAAACAAGCTGAAAGTCAAATACAAACTTTAGAGCTTGAGGCAGATGCAATAATTGCTGCTAGAGATATTGATATTGATATTGCTGAAGCTATTATGCGTGTAGAGAAAGGATCTAGCGTGTCAAACATGAGTTCTAAGGAGCTTAAAAGAGATTTACTAGTGTTTGCACGAAGTAATCCATCTTTGTTCTTAGAGTTATTAAGTGACGATAATGTTGTTCTTAGAAACTTTGGGATTAAAGCTGTAGAGCTTGGTATATTAAAACTTTCTAGCGATCAACGTAATTTCTTATGGGGATCAAATGGCAGAAAGTTAATGACAGTTCCATTTGACGAACACCCATATACAGCACTAGCTCATTGGTTTAAAACTGATGAGGGTATGGAGATCTACTCCAACATAGAAAAGCGCTTAAACGCGTAATCATCTTATAGTAGAGCAGCCACTCTATTTTAGGGTGGTTGCTTAACTATAAAAAAAACACATAATGGCAGTAAACATAAACGAAGTATATAAAAGAGTTCTAGCTATTGCCAATAAAGAGCAAAGAGGACATATAACTCCTTTAGAGTTTAATAATCTAGCTACACAAGTTCAACTAGAGATATTTGAACAATACTTCTATGATATAAACTTACAAAGCAGAAAGCCTGGTAATTCCACAGAGTTTTCTGATCACTTAAAAATTTTAGAAGAAAAAATAGCTCCTTTTAGAGTTAACGATCAAACCTTATTTTCCGAGACAGAGTTGTCTCCAACCTCAACATTTGAATCAGGTACTATAGGAAACTGGAACGATCAGTCTGGTAACAACAGCACTCCTGTAGTTGTAACTAACGCAAACAACGGATATGTGCCTAGTTTAAAAATAATAAAAGATGGTACTGATGCTTCTCCCCACGTAGATGACACTGTAAGCTTAACTATGGGTAAAAAATTTAGACTATCTGTAGAAGTTTCTTACGCAGTAGATCCTGATGCTAATGATAGTTTAGGTATTGGTTTAAGAGCTAAACATGAAGATGCTGCGACAGATGGTTACTACGAGGTTATTACTACCGCTACAGCTGGTCAAACTGTTACTTTAGATTTTACAACTATAGATGTTTCTGGTGTTGGCGCTGGTGTTGCTGATAACTACGTTATAAGAGTTGGCTTAGATCCTACTCAATCAGCTGGTACATCAGATCTTTCAGAGCTTCATATATCTAAAATATCAATAAAAGAAATAGACAACAAAACTTTAGCAAGTGACGTTCATAAGCTAGGAGGCGTCACATCTCAAAGAACAGGTGTTGATAGTTATCCAATACCAGTTGATGAGGTTGATAAAAAAGAAATGACTTTGTTTAACTTGTCTCCTTTAGCTAGACCTACATCTTCTAATCCAGCTTATTTTAGAGCTAGTGATACTTCAATATCTATTTTTCCAGAACCAACTTCTGGTACAGATATTAAGTATAGTTATATTAAAAAACCTAGCACGCCTAAATGGGCTTATACTACAGTGTTAAATCCAGGTAACAGTGTTCAGCAACAAAACCCTACTAACGAATACAAGCCTCAGTGGAGCCCTAGTAATAGTATTAACTTTGAACTGCACGCTTCTGAAGAAACTAAAATTGTTATGAAAATACTAGAACTTGCTGGTGTTGTAAATAAAGAGGCAGATATAGTACAATATGCTGATAAAAAGAATACAGAAAACTTTCAAAAACAAACAATATAATAAATGGCTTTATTAGACGGAACAACAGGTAGTGCGTATTATAATGGTAGCGATTTAGGAGGTTATCAATTTACTTCTTTATCAGACGTGATAAATCAGTTTATATTATCATACGTTGGAGAAGAAAGAATAATAACAAAAGTAAAAAGACCTGAAGTAGCTTTTCATGCTCAAAGAGGTTTGCAAGAGTTTAGCTTTGATATTTTAAAATCAGAAAAAGCTTATGAAATAACAGTGCCTTCTAATTTAATAATGCCTTTACCTCAAGACTACGTTAACTACGTTAGACTTTGCTACACAGACAGCAGCGGTGTAAAACACACTATATATCCTACAAAAGATACTAGCAATCCATCAAACATAAGTCAAGCAACAGATCCAACAGCCGCGCCTTATTATCAGTTTACAGATAACGAGCTTGTATTAACCACGCAATCAGATACATCGACAAACTACAAAAACAATACTCCTAACGAGAGCAACAATCACGACTACGACTATGATGACGATGTTTATGACGCTAATATAGGACAGAGATATGGTTTAGATCCTGTTAGAGCAAACGTCAATGGTTCTTACTATATAGATGAAGCTAATGGTCTTATAAATTTTAGTTCTAATTTAAGCGGTGTTACACTTGTATTAGAGTACATTAGCGATAGCTTAGGAACGGAGGCAGAGATGAGAGTACACAAGTTTGCTGAAGAAGCACTGTACAAATACATAGCTTATGCTATTGTGTCTACAAGATCTCAAGTACCTCAAAACATTGTTATGAGATTAAAAAGAGAAGCTTTTGCTACAAAGCGAACTGCTAAGCTTAGGTTATCTAACTTAAAAATACACGAATTAATACAATCGTTTAGAGGTAAGTCTAAGCATATAAAACATTAGTAAATGGCTGAGATTACAAAAAACTTTCTAAAAGGTAGAATGAATAAAGACCTTGATGATCGCATTGTACCTCAAGGCGAATATCGAGATGCTTTAAACGTTCAGTCTTCTACGTCTGAAGAGAGTAGCGTTGGTGCTATTCAAAACTTATTAGGTAATGAAAACGTCTTTGGTTACGATAAAGACGGAAATATAACTAACATTTTAAATACAGGTCAAACAGTAGGTTCTATAGTAGATAATGCTAATAACTGTATATATTCAATGGTGGCTAACGCTGGTGTTAGCGTAAGAGCTATAAATGGATTTACTACTAACACTCCTTCATACCCTATAGACGACACTAGACCAAATGCAACAGCTACACATACAATACATCCAGGTTTTTACGAAGGATTAGGTATAGATGCTATTTATAAGTTAGATCCTGACGATACTGTAAACCAAGTTTTAACGCAATGTGTGCTAAGAGATGTTTATAAAGTTGCTTCTATTTTCTTTGGAGCAGACAACTCTTCGTCCACAAACCCTAATAAAGAAATATATTTACCCGAAGGAGTTGCTGATAGTGTGAGAGTAGGTATGCAAGTAAACGTTGTTACAGGACAAGGTATACAGCAGTGGGTTAACGATGGCGTTATATTAGTAACAGGCGTTTTTACAAATCATGTAACTGTATCTAAAATACCTAGTGAAATATCTTTTTTTACTTCAACATCTGTACCCAGCGTTCTTGGAGATAAAATATCTATAGTATTTAGCGCTAATAGAGTTTTAAATTTTTCTACGTCTACAGAGCTAGAAAACACAAACGAAGAATACGTATCTACTGGATCGAACTTCATATCACCAACGCCGAGCTCAAATCTTATAACTGGAATAAACTTGCTTGAAAGCAAGTATTTATTCTTTACAGATGGTTTCGATGAGCCTAAGAAAATAAATATATATAGATCTTTACAAGGTACGGATCAAACGCTAAACTTACAAAAGCATACTAGACTTTTAGTTACGGATAAAAGTAGTGGATTATATGTTGACGCTGGTCCTTTAGAGAAAAGTCATATTACAGTTATAAAACCACACCCTAAACACGTTTTAAACTTTAGGGCTACTAAAAGTGATGATGGTGATATTGATTTTACCGAGGCTTTTAGGTATCAACCTGGTGGCTTTAGAATGACGTTAATACCAACTACAGAGTTTGATATATGGAAAACGCATTACACTTCTACTTTAGGTCTTAATATATCAGATTTTAACAATGCTATATCTGATTTTATTACAGAAACATCTTTAAACGGTGGAGGTCTAGATGGTAATTTTTTACAAGAAGAAGAAAGATTTTTAAATCTTATATCTTTAAATGCTTTAGACGAAATGGTTTCTGCAGTTGTTAGCTCTGCAGCTACAAATCAATACTACACGGGTGTATGGGGTTTTAACGGTTTTGGTAGTAGCACACCTAATACAGATGGCGTAGCTGCTAATTTTAATAAAATAGAAGTTGAATTAGATAACGCCTTGAATCAATATAGTTTAGCGAACGTTAATGCCGCTCCTCCTGGTTTTGCTTTTTTTAAGACTACTTCGCAATTGCAAGATTTGCTTTCTACTTTTAGTCTTAGTGATACAATGAGCACTCCTAACACTAATATTAGATTAAACCCTTTTCATTCTAATAATTTTCAACTTACAAATGGATATCCTAAACTTGTAGGTTTTTCTTCAGAAGAAATAACAGGGATAAAACAAGGTAATCCATTTAACTTAAATCCACAACCAGGTGCTTTTGGCTTCGCTACTCCAACTGACGACAATAGTAGAGCTTATCTTAGATCTCACTTTTTTGTTCAGAAAGCTACAAATAGTAGCGGTTATAATTTTACAGCTAATAATACTCCCGCAAACATTAATGGCAACTCTAACTTACCAAACGGCCCTTTAATAGGCGGTAACACAGGCGCAACCGTGTTTGCGAACTTTTACGCTAGCTCTACTTATTCTGGTTTTGATCAACAATTTGATTCGCAAGGAGTAGCAAACCCTGCTTGGGAAAATCCTTTAAGAGTTTGGGGCGCTGGTGATGTTATAATTTTTAGAGAACCAACTTCTGATAACACTTTTACTGTTAAAATATTCCAAGCGCCTATAGACTATACGGCGGGTAGTAATACAGTTTGTCAGATGCTTTTTGAAATACTAGAAATAAATATAGTAGATCAAACCGCAGCTGCTGAACCTAAAAGATTTTACGGATTTGTTGATGATGGTAACGCTGTGAACTCTCAAGATTTTTATAGAATATCTTATAGATACGAATATGAAGATGGTGAAGTATCACCTATTGGCCCATATACACAACCTATATTTAAGGCTTTACCTTTAAACTTAAACTCTTCAGGAGAAAACGAAGGTATGAGAAATCAAGTTAGAGCAGTAGAAGTTTTTGATTTTGTTAATGATGAATTACCTAAGGATGTTGTTGGCGTAGATATAATCTATAAAAGAGATGGTGATCAAAACTACTACGAAGTATTAAAGTTAAACAACTCTTCGCCTGGTTGGAACACAGCTGGATCTACACCTGGTTTAAAAGGTTACGCTAAGATAAGTAAAGAGTATTTTGGTAGAGTTTTATCTTTAGATCAAAGTCTTAGACACTGGGATAACGTTCCGCAAAAAGCTTTAGCTCAAGAGATAATTGGAAACCGTTTAGTTTTTGGTAACTACACTGAAGGTTTTGACTTAATAGACACTGCTGGCCAAATAATAAATCCAGATATAAGTGTATCGACAAGAAGATTTAGAAACGCTGGCGTTAATAGACCTGAGCTAAGCGTTAAGGCTAATAGAACATACAATGTAGGAGTAGTTTACATAGACGAGTTTGGAAGAGAAGCTCCAGTTTTAACCTCTAACGATGCTAGTGTTACTGTTCCAAAAGCAGAAGGTAGCTTTGGTACTAGACTGCAAGTAGAGATTCACCACAACGCTCCTTACTGGGCTACTCACTATAAGATATTTGTAAAAGAGCCTAGCTTACCTCACTCAAATATAACACTTCAAGGAGCTGAAACTAATACTGTTGGTTTTTCAAATGAAATAACTTTTAAAGTTGGTTTAGCTCAAAAAGATAATTTTAACGAAGGTAACGAAGTAATACTTTTGAATGGACCTAGTCAGAAAAGATACCAAATAATACAAAAATCTGTTGGCACTGCAATAGGCGCTTATGAAGACGCGCCGCCTGCTAATGAGTCTAGTTACGCTTACTTCACGATAGCTGGTGATGGTGTTTTAGAAGAGCAACTAGGCATAGGTGTTACAGGCGTGTCTTCGCTTCCTGAAATGAACGCAGCTAACATAACTATCAATAATTGGGCGGATCAATTTAATCTTCATAAACTTTCTTTTCAAGCAGAAGTATTAGCTGATAACAAGGCAGATTTAGATTTGTGGTGGGAGTCTAGCGGGGCTATACCAATTCGCTTGAACAGTAAAAATGTTAAAGATTATATAAAATTAAATCAACTTTGTTTAAAAAGAATTGCTCAACAAAAGACTGTTGGTTCTAATAGTAACTTAACAAAAAATAATAATCCTGCTCAACAACTTTTAGTCGCAAACGTAGAGGCTCAAGAAACTTCTAACGCAGACGATTTTATAGTAGTAACCTTCAACGATGTTTGTGAACTTGTTAACTTAGGCAGTTACTCTACACATATAGGGTTTGTTGACCCGGCAAGTGGTTTCTGCTTTAGATTAAAAGCTAAGTCACCTATATTTCCAGGAGATAATAGCGTTGAGCTGCACAACACAACACATCCAACGCCGGGTAATAACAGGGCTACTAGCGTTATAGACTTACATTTTGTTAATTCTGTAAGTCAGTCTCAGTTTGTTCCTCTACAGACAGCTAGGATGAGAGACTCTTTGTCTGGTCAAGCAATAGGTAAAGGTGTTAAAGCTTCTACAATATCACAAGACTATACAAAGAACAATAAAACAAATGGTTTTATATGGTCTGGCTTGTACAACAGCGGATCTAACTTTAATGAGTTAAATCAGTTCAATGTAGGTTTACCTATAACTAAAGATATATCACCTAGGTTTGGATCTATACAAAAGCTTTATGCTAAAGATACTAATCTAACAGCTTTTTGTGAAGATAAAGTTTTAAACATACTAGCAAACAAAGACGCGTTATTTAACGCTGATGGATCTACTAATATAACTGCTTCTAACGCTGTTTTAGGTCAAGCAACGCCTTATGTTGGAGAGTATGGTATATCTAAAAATCCTGAAAGCTTTGCTGTTTATGGTTATAGATCTTATTTCGTAGATAGCGCTAGAGGCTCTGTGATGAGATTATCAAGAGACGGTTTGACACCTATATCAGAAGCTGGTATGAAAAAATGGTTTATAGACAACACTCAAAACTCTTCTTCTATAATAGGATCATACGACGAAAGAAAGCAAGAGTATAATGTAACTCTACACAATAGAGATGTTATTGGCAAAAAAGCCTACACTGTTAGTTATAGTGAGTCTTCAAAAGGCTGGGTTTCTTTTAAATCATATACTCCAGAAGCTCAAGGTGTTAGCTTAAACTCTGAGTATTACACATTTATGAACGGCAATGCTTGGAGGCATCATACTGAAAAAGATGCTTTTGATAACGATATTCCTTTTAACAACTTTTACGGACGACAGTACAAGTCTACAATAACAGCTATATTTAATCAAAACCCTGCTTCTAGTAAAGAGTTTAAAACTCTATTTTATGACGGAGACTTAGGTTGGGCTGTTTTAGGTAATATACAAACAGATAGCGACGAAGGTCACATCGGTAATACTTTTAAAAGAGTAAACAATAAGCACTACGATTATATAAAAGGCGGAGATAAATACAAAAACATTTTAGAAGAGTGGCAGAACATGACGGACTTTTCTCAAAACGCTGACGGTGTCATTGATTTCGGTGCTAAGAACGTTTACGGAACTGGAGCCATTGAACAAGTTAACTTAGTGGAAGGAGAAACAGATTTAACATCTTTTGTTTCTCAGTTTTATATAACATCAGACGCAAACTTAGTTCTCACAGCTACAAATACAACTATATAATATGTCATACATAAACTACACAATAACTACTCCTTTTATAGATATTCAGCCTAGTTCTACTTTGCCAAATACTTATGTTAAGATTATAACCCCAAAACCTGGCTTTGTGGTTTCCGCTGATGATTTTGACATTGATATAGACTCTTCTCTTGCAATATCTGATTATGGACCAACTAGTGTAGCTTTTACTAATACTACAACTCCTTATAGTATTGACAACGAAGTTAATGTTACGTTTACAATACCTAACATACCTACTTTCGCTAGTGGAACTGCAGATTTAACTACTTACACTGACGCTGGAACCTCTGGGTTTAACATACCTATAAAAGGTAATGCTATAAAAGCAGAAAACTCTTGGAGCGGTTTAGTGTCAATACAGCAAAACGCTAACGATACTACTTCTATAAGCACACCTGGCTCTATTATCGATGTGCCTAACGCTGGCTTTAACACTAAAGCAATAACTACAGCGATTACAATTGGTCAACCTACAGAAATATTTTCAGTACAGTTTACAGCAGGGCAGTCACCTGGAGGTAATCTTGCAGATCCTCTTACCAACCTTATAGTGTCAGCTGGATATTATTATTATGTAGGAAACGTAGGCTTTGACATACAGACTCAAAACATTGAAAGATACTCTACTAGTAGATCTAACTTAGTTTATGATCCAGATTTTCCTAATAGAATAATAGGTTTTACTTTAACTGTTTTTTGTGAAGCTTCTAGAACTATAGACTTTTTTGATTTTGAAAAATTCACAAGCTCAAGAGCTTTATCTCCACCTGGCTTTAACAGTGTTAGCGCTCCCGTGGCAACTCCGACAGGCGCTACTTTTGTTAGCCTTTAAATATAAATATTATGCCTAAATATTCTATAAAAATAAACTCAGAAATAGATCCAAGAACTCAAGTTGGAGATTATCTTATTAGTTATAGCTCAAAATCACACTCTACTGATACAACTTTTACTAGCGAAGAGTATTTTGAAACTGGCTACCCCGGCCCTGAGTTTGAAGTGTTTGGTCAAGCGGGTTATGACACCGCGTCACAGCTTGATAATAACGAATACATAACTCCTGATGCTTTAAGTTCAGGATCACCTAATTCTTCTAGTCTAAAAAACAAGATGTGGAATCAAATAGCATTTTTAGGAGAAATAATAGCTTTAAACTTTGATCATAACATTATAGTAGTAGATGTTACTACAGATGCTAACATCACAGATTTAACAGTGGGTAGAAAACTAAGCGTTATAAAAAATGATTTTATAGAAAGATCTGGTGTTAAAGGAAGTTTTATGACGGTTAAATTAGAAACAAACTCTACTAGTAAAAAAGAGATATTTCAAGTAGGGTCAAACGCAATAGTAAATAGTAAATAAAGCACTCAAAGTGTAATTATACAATAACAAATTAAATGTTATGGCATACGGAAAGACAGTAAGAGCAATACAGCCTACACCTTTAAAATTCTTTGGAGGAGGTAGTAACGAGCCAACTGATGCAGAAAAAGAAGAGGTAAAAGCAAAACAAGAGTTTGAGTCTCAACTGCAGGCTTACAAAGATACAGATATAGTAAACCCTTACGCGAACGTAAGTAATACTTTTAGAGACATACAAAGCACAGCTGGTCTGTTAAGCGTTAATACTCAACAAGCTGAGTTTGAGCAACAACAAGCTACTGCTAATCAAGCACAGATGTTGAATCAACTAAGAGGAGCTGCTGGTAGCTCAGGTGTAGCATCTTTAGCTCAAGCCATGGCAAACCAACAAGCTTTAAACACACAAAGAATAGCAGCAAGTATTGGCGCACAAGAAAGCTCTATATCTCAACAAAGAGCTCAAATGGATATGGCAGCGCAAACGCAAAGAGCTCAAGGCGCGATGCAAGCTCAAATAGCTAGAGCTCAAGGAGCAGCACAACAACAGCAATTACAGATGGGTCAACAAGAGTCATTACTTAATATTGCAGCTGAACAGTACGGTGCGGCTAGTCAAGGCGTCGCAGCTGAAGAAGCTCAGCAAGCCGCTAT